CATGTACATTTGAAGTGCTCTTTTACTGCTCTTCTCCAGAGCCGTTTAGAATCTGAACTTGTCATGGTTATTAGGTTTTGTAAGTAATGTTTTGGACTAGGTAGTAGAGGGGTCATGCGCGACGTATTTTTAGATTGTCTTTTCGGCTACGGTTAACAGATGCTTTCTTTAAGGTTGCATCTTTTGCTTTTTTGCTATGTTGTTTACCCGGTTTGTGAGCCACATCGAGTCCATCACCATTGCCATAAGTACCTTTTTCTCTATTAATCGCATTCGCATTGACACGTAGTTCTAACCCCTTCTTTGTTCTGTTGTATGCTTTTTGTGAAGCTTTTAGATTGCCATTGGCGTATCTAGCCCCTTTTAGCTTTGCCATAAAGTTTCGCCTTTACTAAGTCTGGGTCTACTTCTGGAAGTAGGTTTGCCAGTTTGGATAATGGGCTGCCGTCATAAGCAACACCTGAAATATCGTTTGTCTTCAGCCAATCACAGGCTGCTTTTAAATCTTGAGTAGTGGCTTCACCACTTTTTACTCTGTCTAAAAATTCATTAGTGACTAACTGGTGGAGTTCATTAAATTGCTCTTCAGTTGCCTTTTTTGTCATTTTTCATAAAAAATGCCCCTCCAGAATCGGCTGTAAGGGGCTTGTAAATTTGTCTGGGTATATTTGTGCCCCTCGTTTTTAGACTCCTAAGCCCTTTTTAACTATTGCTAGTGCTTTGTCATCTAGTTCGTTATCTGATTGCTCAACTAACTTCTGTAGTAGGTCAATAACGAATGTTTTAAATTTTGGACTTCTTAATGCAGAAAGTACGAATGGTTTTGCTAGTGCTAACATTATTCTTCTTTGATGGGTTGTAATTTAATAGGAACTACGTCAGAGCATAAATGCGCTACACGAGTATCCTTACGAAAGGTAAAACCTTTGCGTTGTAATTCGGCACATTTCAGTGCTCGATTAATTTCTTGAGCGAGCTTCATATCCTGTTCATGTAACGCAGCTATGCGTTGACATTGTTCAGTAAGCTCTCTATTTAATGGAACTGAGAAGTTTAATTGAAACCCCCAGTTTTCACTTATGACATAACCATCTTCAGTTTGTGGTTCCGTATCGTTTCCCATATAAAAAGGGCTAAACGTCATAGTGCTTCCATTACAAGAATTACCAACGTTATATTGTTGTCTTGATGGAGCACCATTGTTCTGAAATTGCACAGCCTGATTGGTCACGTTACCAGTAGCTGCTGCCACTGGATTTGATGAATTATTTGTATCTCCTTCTGCAAATACTGGACTGCCTACTGTGAGAAGACAGACAAGGAGTTTGTAGTGGAGTTTATTGTATAGTTTGTTGTGGTATCCCATTGCTCAACTAGCCCTGCGGCTCTTGTTGTGGTTTCTAATGTCCAAGGATTAGCTGTATTGGTAACAGAAAATGTCGTACCAGTAGCAGCTATATCGGCTGATGGAGTTACATTAGTTCCAGACCAAGTGTTTACGGCAGATCCAAAAACTTGTTTCTGCGTAACCTCAGTTATAGTCTGAGTTGTAGTAGTCGTGGAATTCATGGACCCTGTAGTAAATTGTGGGGTCACTGTGTTGGCTCTAACTATGCTGGGTGATAACAGAGCTAAAAGCAGAATTAGTTTTTTCATACTTTTGTTGTTGGTTTTTTTGCCATTGGGCATTCTGGTTTTTTACCATTGCCGTTTTTTCCAGTCGTCAAGCCGAATGTGGCTAGGGCTCCAGTAAATACGCTGGCTACGAAAGTGATATCTGAGTTACCAGATTTCTTTACCATTGGAATTTCAACGTAGTTCATCGTAATGATGAAACCAGACCAGACAACAACGCCTAGTCTGACTACAGTTCCCAGAAATTCAATTTGATGTTCTTTATCTTCAGCAAGATCTTTTACCTTACCTAAGAAACCTTTTTCTTCTTTTTCTGTTCCTTCCATTTATTTATTTTGCCTTGTATTAATTTTTGGATCTGTTTTTTTATTGTGTCAAAAAACGGTTGAGCCAAAGTTGTTACCGCTACTGCTGATACGGCTGCATAAGTTGCAGTGGTAACTACTGCTGTAGTAGGTAAAGGTAAATCTATATCTACAACCGGCAACTTAATACTTGGTGGAACCGGCGGTTTTACTTCTTCTTTTTTTTCAGAAGTTGTTCCTTTTGGTTCCTCGATTGCATCCAAATCACTTGGAGGTACAACCATAGGAATATAAGAAGGTACGTCTGCTGTTGGTAAAGGTATTTCTACAGTTTTAATTGGTTCAATCGGTGGAATTACTATCGTCGGTATTTCCATCTTCCCTATCCTGTATTACTGCTTGGATAGCAATAACTGCTTCTTTAGTTTTGTTTTGTGTCTGAACTGCTTCGTTATAAGTTTGAATTAGTTCTTCAAGTTTTGTTTTTAATTCTTGAGTGGTTTGAGTCATAATTTTTTTATTTAAATGGTGGTCCGTTCATCCAAGCTACAAGACTATATCTTGTACCTGATGTAACTGGTTTGACACGATGTTTTACCCATGCTGGAAAAACTGCACACGTACCAGCTTTTAATTCGGCGTTAAATGATACCATTCCCAAAGTACTGGCTACTTCTAACTCTCCTCCTTCAAAATCATCATTTAATAATAACGACATTGATAATTTTCTTGTGTGCGTTGTTTTGTCGTTAGATGGACTCATATCTACATGCCAACCATAATAATCATCTACTCCATATTTAGTAACTTGCATTCCCGAATCAAAATGATCTAAATCGTAATGAAAATAATCATTGTTTGCACTTATGAAAATATTATGAATTATACCGGCAATCCATGTATCCCATTCCAACCAATGTTGTTTTGATTTTCTTACGTTTTTAGTTTCTTCTGGGTCGCTAGTTTCACTATTAATAAATTCTAAGTTTTTACATTGCTTAAACATTTCATCAAGTATTGCTTTAGGAAGTTTTGGATTAACTGTATATAAAAAGTGGTCTGTAAACATTACGGTGCTGTACCTTGTAATGTGCCACCATTAGCTAATGTATAACTTACACCTGATAATTGAATATATTTACCAGCAGCTCCACCGGGGCTACCACTAGTACCAGCATTTCCAGCATTACCATAAGTACCGCCATTACCTCCAGAAGATCCGGGAGATCCGTTACTATAATTTCCTGGTGTCCAATTACAAAAAGCTGCGCCACTAGAAGGTGAGGAAAATTTAGCACCTCCAGCACCTCCGCCAGAACCGTTTGATTGGGATTGGTCGTAACCTTGTCCGTTACCACCAGCTCCTCCAGTTCCACCTTGTCCTCCGTAACACACTAAGCCACCACCCAGTGAAGTAGTGTTTCCGGGAGATCCATTACCACCTTTACCTCCACCACCACCACCACCACGAATGGTTCCTGAGTTGGTTACGGTTACGTTACTACTAGCAATATAAATAGCAGTTCCTCCATCACCACCTGTCCCTGTTGAACTCCCATCACCACCTGCACCTGACACAGTTCCATAGACTTTTATGTTTAAAGTACCACCCATTCCAGAAGGTACATTTATTGCATAGTTAGATAAGGATGAAGCACCTACTTCAACACCACTTTCAATTTGTAAAATTTTAGGAATAGAGGGTGACCAATTACTACCAAATAAAGTAGCAGCGTTTCGGTTAGTAGCATTGGAAGCCACGGATACACTAGCTACGTCAGATGCTCCGTAAAAGTCATTAAAATCAATAGCACCTGATGAAGGTACGTTAGGTGCGCCTGCTGATAAAACCCCTGCGCTACCACCAGCATAAAATTCAGAAAGAGAGTGAGGTTGTGAGTCACCAAATTCAGATGCAATCTGAGCAAGTGTAATTGAACCAGAGCTTTGTAAAGCCATTATTTACCTCCTTTGGTGTGTTCGTCTAATTTCTCGTTTAATTCGTTTACTGCATTTATAAGTACAGAAACTAATCTTCCATAATCAACTGTCTTAATACCGTCTTCAGTTTCTTTGATTACTTCTGGTACTACTTGTTGTACTTCTTGTGCAATTACACCTATATCTTCTTGACCATTACTTAGCCATTTGTAATTAACACCACGTAGTTTTCCTACGATTCCAAGAGCATCATTAATTGTATGAATTTCAGTTTTTAATGTTGCATCAGAATACGCAGTAATGTTACCTGTTGCTGTAACTGATGCAAAGTTAACGTTGCTAGTTGTGTCTGTAGCTTGGTTAGAACTATAAGTTGTATATCCAGCACCATTACCTATCTGGTTGTTATTACTTACGTTAGTCGCACCAGCATCAATTCCATCTAATTTACTACCGTCAGCAGACAAGTCTCTACCATCAACTGTTTGACTTCCAGCCATGGTTATATTACCTGTCATCTGTCCGCCACCTAAAGGTAATCTAGAACCTATTGCAGTAGCTGTAGTTGTAGCAAAGTTAGCATCGTCTCCAAGAGATGCTGCTAATTCGTTTAGTGTATCTAAAGCAGCCGGGGCACTATCAATAAGGCTAGCAACTGATGATCTTACATATGCAGTTGTAGCAAGTTTAGTTGAGTTATCAGATTGAGCCTGAGTAGTTGTGGTTACACCATTAAGGATTACACCGTTTGAAGTAGTTAATGCATCAAGTTTTCCATGATCAGCATCTGTAAATACGTTACTGTCACTAGCTGAACCAACTAAAACTCTAATTTCAGCAGCAGTTTGATCGTCTTTAGCTCCAGTATCTATACCGTCTAATTTACTACCGTCAGCAGCTACGTCTCTACCGTCAACTGTTCCTGATACAACAATGTTACCTGTAACAGTATGGTTTCCAGAAGCTAATGTTCCTGTTGTTTCTACATTTTGAGATCCAAAATTAGGTTGCACTTTAACTCCAGCTAAAGCGGATGCATCAACTCTACTTACAATAGATGTAGAAAGTACGTTAGACATATCTTCAGCAGCTAATGGATGTCCACCATTAGTTGAGCCATCATGTACTACCAGTACATCTTTGTTTAGATCTACAGTGCATTCACCTTCAGCTCCAGCAAAGGTTCCATGTTGAGTGGTTGTACCACGTCTTAATTTTAATAATTTTGCCATTACTTAGCTCCTTTTAATTCTTCTACTTCTGCTCTAAGTTCTTTTATTGCGTTAATAAGAACACCGACCATTTTTCCGTAATCAACTGTTTTAACTTCTGTTTCTTCTTTAGTTTCTGGATTTGTAGACATAACGTCAAGTACAAGTTCTGGTAATACTTCTTCTACTTCCTGTGCAATAACACCAATAGAATGTTCACCACTTTCCTTCCAATCGAAACTAACACCTCGTAATTCATCAACAATATCAAGAGCATTATCAATAGTTTTTACGTTTGTTTTTAGTCTTTCGTCAGAATATGCGGTTACGTTTCCACTAGCAGTTAAAGATCCAGTTACCGAAGCTCCAGCACTTGAAGTGTATATTTTTTGGCTTCCATTCCAGTAAAGGCTAACCGCCGCATTATGTTCACAATGAACCATCCACTCATTATTTACATCATTGTAAATACCTGTTGTACTACTACCATCGTGCATAAATACAGCACGACCATCTATTGAAAATCCTTCCCAACTATTAGCACCACTTCCAGTGATTTGGAAAGAACCATAATCGCCTGATACATAGTTTGTTATATAATTATTATTTGTTCCTATATAGACTCTTCCGTTACTTCCATCTAAAAAGACTCTTGAGTCTCCATCAGCAGCAACATACATACCCCATCCAGCACCAGAAGGTGTAAATGAGGCATTACCATCAGTAAAACCAATCCCATACATGTTACCTAACGTGGCATCATTAGGGTTGTAGCTAGAGCCAATAGTGTATATAGGGTTTGATTTATAACTGTTAGCACCTACGTTGTTATAACTTCCTTCTAAATGTCCTGAGTGATGATCTGATCTTTGTAGATGATAACCAGCACCTAATTTAATATCTCTTGAGTTTAAAGTACCTGTCATAGTGTCTCCACCAACAGCAACAAAACCAGATGCCTGAACTCCGTCTAAAGTGTCAGCGTCTAACCCACTTCCAGAACCGTCATTACCAGTGTGCCAAACAGTATAGTTAACACTATTTGCTCTCCAAATTAATCCGTTTTCTCCATTTCCAACTTTTAAAACTTCACCACTTTCTTCATTTACAAGAGCAAGTTGTCCATTACCATTGTCCCATTGAATATAAGCTTTATTTGTAGTGCCTGCTTTCCATCTTATATAAGGGTTGCTTGAACCTTGTAATATTAGTTTTTGATCTGCTGATGTACTAATTGTATAAGTACCACTTAAGGTATCACTTGCATCTGACCTTACAAACTGACTTGAGTCAATATTGTCTAAGGTATTTGCGTTTGCTGCTGTACCTGTACAAGATCCAGATGATCCAGTTGTGTTCTGGTTAAGTGTAGGAACTCTAGCTGCTGGTATTGTTCCAGTGTTTAAATTAGAAGCACTACCCGCAGTAAATCCACCAGATGTTCCTGTCGTATTTTGGTTTAGTGTTGGAATCCTAGAGGACGATATTGTTCCAGATGAAATATTACTTGCATTTAAACTTGTAAGAGAAGCACCTGACCCACTAAATGTTCCAGTACTTAATACGTTTGTAGAAGGATTATATGTTAAATTGCCATCTACTTTAATAGTTTTTGCCGAACCAGTATTATCTACAAATGTAGGCATAAAACTAGCATTTTGATTACTCGCACCAGTAACATCTAAAGTGTCAGCACTTGCAGCGTTACCAGAAATATCTGAAGAAATAGTAGCCGGTAATCTTGCATCTGATATTGTTCCAGACGAAATATTAGATGCGTTTAAGTTTGTTACATTAGAGCCATTGCCATTAGTAGCTAATTTAGTAGCAAGACTATTTGTAACTGTTGTCGAAAAGTTAGCGTCATCACCAAGTGCAGCCGCTAATTC